ATCTTCTTTGGCAAACTTCATTGCCTCATCGTATGTTTTAAAATCTTTTACTGGTAATCCTGCATTATCAAAAACTGTAAAAGGTTTGGGATCTACCTTGCCTGTAATCTGTGGTGCAAATTCACGTAACTTATCTAAAAGTTTTGGAGCAGCTCTTTGTATTATTTTTTTACCTACGCCACCAGCTGCATAACCATCTAATGGTGGTACAACGTCTTTCATAACTCCTCCTTTATTAAAACCGTGTATATTACCATCTCTAAATTGTTGTTCAAACATTATTTCATCCATTTCTTCCTGCATAAGTTTTCTAGCTCTTTCGTTATCAGCAAATTGTTTAGTTTTAAATATACCACCGGAAGGTGAAAACGTATCTGCATATCTTTCAAATAAATAACCATATTCAGAATCATCTGGCATTGACATGTAGTCATACATGTAGTCATCTGGTTTTTCATCAGCAAGCATCATTTTTTTACGTATAGCTTCTCTTGTTGCATCGTAAACAATTGGATCATCTTTTGCATAATCTTCTGGTCCTGTCATGTAATAGTTGTCATCAACTATTTCTGTAGCACCAGTTTTTTTGTTAACGTATATGTGTTGGTTATTGTGATAGTCATCACGAATATCAAACTCAATATCTATATCGCCTTTTGTTTCATGGTATTTTATAAAATCTCTATCGCCGTCAGCTGTTTTAATAGACAAAGTATGTGAATCAAATTCGTTTGCAGGTGCTTTAACATATCTTACTTCTGCACCATTAGGTAACAACGATTCAAGTTTACGGTTATCAACAATATTTTTTAAAGAACCTACCATGTTTTGTATCCACGGTGCACTGTCCACGTTTACTGATGATGGTGTTACTGCTTCCATGGCTTTGCTAACAGTTTTTGGCATTGCCGCTTTACCAGCAAGCGCTGCAATGCCTTTCATAAAAGCTCTACGTGTGATGCTAGGTATTACCATTATTCGTACACCTCTGACTTAACGTTTCTATATCTGTATTTATCTGGTCCTAATTTTTCTAATAATTTGTTTTGTCTAATTTTTGCAAGTGATTTGCTCGGATTAGTACCTTTAAAAGATGTATCTAAAATCATTTTTAATTCTTTGTTAGATAATTTACCTACTAAATTTTTTATAACTTTTGCTCCAAGTTTACCTATACCACCAGCCATGTATGCAGGAACTTTTCCTCCTCGGTTAAATCCAATGTCAGCGTAACCACCCATCGGATAAACTTCTCCTGTGGTAGGATCTGTAATAGTTGTTCTAATATTATTTTTTATCATTTGCTCATCTAATTTTACAAATTTTTTGTAATTCTTTTTTTGTAAAGCATCTATTGCTTGTGATTCTAATTTAGGTTGTAAAATTCTATTTACATTTGGGGATAAATAATGTGTTCTACCAATTTCTGCACCTGAAAAAGGAACGGTTTGAGTTTGGGTAGGAAATTTTCTACTACCACCTGGCATTAAGGTTGGTACATCATGTGATAAATCTAAACCTCTTCTGTAATCTGCCACTGCACCGGATGGTTTTCTTGTTAGATAGTATTCTGCAAACTCTGGATTTTTTTTGTAATAGTAAGGGCTTTGTGGATCAAAAAAATTTTGATCACGTAAAAAACGTAAATACCTGTTTGCATCTTTTTTAGCATTTCCTGTAACAAACTCACTAGGTCTTGATCTAAATACATCAATTAAATATTGACGTGGTATTTTACCAAGCTCTGCTTCATCCGTAAAATTAGGAACTTGCATATACATGGCTTGCTCTTCTATGTTGTCACTAGCTTTTTGGAAGTCTGGATATTCCATTTTCTTTCGTGACCCACTACGTGTAGCTTCAGTTATTTTATAAATTTTTGCCTGGCCTTGTTTGTTATTCTCAACACCCGCAAACAAATCAGGGTATTTGTTTTTTAATTTAGGTATTATGCTAACTGGATATAATTCTCTTTTACCACTTAAAATGGCTTTGCCTGTGTTAGGATCTTTTGGTGCTTTTTTAATAATGTCGTTGTAAACATCTTGTATTGCTGCACGTTGTTTACTTACTAAATCTTGTTTAGCTTTATAGCGTGGATCGGTAAAATCATGAAAACCAAATCTTTGTTCTTGTAAAGTTTTTATTCTGTCTGTGTCTTTTCTATCTAATAAATTTTTTCTTTTTGCTGCTTTTTTTATGTTTTGAAAAAAGTTAGAACCAAATATATTCATACCTGATTTTAAAGAAGTTATTCCTTCAACATCAGCTTGTTTGTATGCTTTAGCAAAATCTTTTACAAAATTATTATAAACTGTTGGTGATACAGCTTCTGTGTATTTTGGTGTTTTTCTTTTACCTCCTATTATATTTCTATTTGGATAACGTGCTGCTCTTCGTAAGTAATCTGCAGAAAAAGGTTTGTTAAGGGCTTTTTGTTGTATGTTTTTAGATCTTCTAAGAATAGAAGATAATAAAGCTCTACTGATACCAGCTGTGGCCATTATAATCCTTGGTAATTGTTTCTAGGTCCTGGGTCCTCGGCGCTTTGTTGTTGATTATATAAGTTATCTAATTTATCTACCATGTAACTATCAAAAATTACTGGAGTCTGATTACCCGTCACTGGATCATATTGATTTAATCCTAACATCATGTCGTCTGTAGGCAACGCAGCTTCTGCATTACCTATAAATTGAGGTGCACTCAATCCCATTGTTAATGCAACGTTTCTTGTGGTGCTTGGTGCTGTAAAACTATAATTAAGGGGATTAAGATAACTAGCAAATCCAGCTCCTTTTGTTTTTGGTGGAAAAAATGTTCCTCGTTTTGTTAAAAATGGAAACATTTGACCAGCAAATGCTTGCAGTCTTGGAGATAATTTACTTGTTACATTTCCTAAAATACCTCTTCCACCTGTAAGAACTAATGGTAAAGTGTTTGCAATAAATCTTGCATAACCTGCTTGATCAGCATACGGGTTATTTGGATTTACTTCACTTGCTGCATATAATTCATTAAAACCAAGAGTATCCATAAGACTACCCTTTGTAAACAATGGATCTTCACCTGGAGGTGTTTTATATAATCCTTCATCCATTAAATAATTATACATGTCGCCACCAGTTGTAAGTTGATCTCCTGGACCAATAACTGGATTCATGCCTAATAAA